CCCGGCGTGACTTACAACATCACCGTCCAGCATCCTTCTTACACGCAGTTCGCTCCCGCGTGGGAGTTGATGCGCGATGCGTTCGACGGCGAGGATTGTGTCAAGGCCAAGGGCGAAAAGTATCTCCCGATGAAATCGGGCACGGAGGCGATCGCCGACCCGCTCAAGCGGGAGAAAGCCTATAAGGCGTACAAACTTCGCGCCGAATTCCCGGAACTGGTCGCGCCGACGGTGCGCGGTTCTGTCGGGATCATGCTGAAACAGTCGGCGAATATCGAATTGCCGACCGCGATGGACTACCTGCGCACCAACGCCACGCGGGACGGTCTCACGTTGGAAGCGGTGCATCGTCGCATCGCAGTCGAGATGATGCTGATGGGGCGCTATGGCATTTTGCCGGGAATCACCAAAGGCGGCGTTGCCTATCTCGCCGGGTACACTGCCGAAGCCATCGAGAATTGGGACAGCAGCGACGGCGACCCGGACTTTCTGGTTCTGAACGAGTCGGGGATGGCACGTGATGTGTCAACCGGAAAGTGGGTCTCGGTCGGCATCCGTCGGGAATGTGGGTTGAATTCGAAAGGCGCGTATTTTTCCCGGCTGTGGAAGCAGAACGACAAAAAGGAATGGATTCCGGGACCGGAGATCATTGCGACCACGCGCAAGGGCGCGACGTTAGATTTTCTGCCGTTCGTGTTTTTTGGCACGAACGATCTGAACGCCGAGCCCGATGATGTGCCGCTGTATGGCTTGGGGCGAATTGCGGTCCGCATTTATCGAATGGACGCGGACTATACGTTCTCGATGCACATGACGTCGGAGCCGACTCCCTACGTCACCGGCTTTTCGGACCCCAAGTCAGCCAAGGACGCCGGGCACATCCCGACGGGGCTCGGTTCGTCGACGTTATGGGTGCTGCCGGAGGGTGGCGAAGCTGGATTCCTGGAATTCAGCGGCGCGGGGATCGAGGCGCAGAAAATCGCAATCGCGGACGCGCTAAATCGTGCGGTTGCGTTCGGTGCGCAAGTTCTTTCCGACACGTCCAAGTCGGCGGAAAGCGGCGACGCTATCCAGTTGCGACTCGGGCATCAGCACTCCCTGCTCCACCTGATTGCGCTCAACAGCGCGGCCGGACTGGAAAAGGCGTTGCAGAATATCGCGCTCTGGACCGGCGAAGACCCAGACAAAGTCAAGGTTACGCCGAACCTCGAATTTTTCGACAAGCAACTCGACGCCCAATCGCTAACCGCGCTCGTCGCAGGTTGGCAGCAGGGCGCCTATTCCTACTCCACCATGTTCGATCGATTGAAACGCGGCAACATCGTGCCGATGGATCGGACGGAGGACGACGAAAAAAGGTTGATGGCGGAGGACCCGCCGCCCGAGCAGGCGACGATGCTTCCGGCTGACATGAACCTTTGACGACCGACGCCGCCCGGTTGCGCGGCATGACACATGGAGATTCCTTGTGGGTTTGAAATCTTTCTACGAGTCCCAGGACGAAGTCCCGGAGGCTCTTCGCGACCACTACACCGAAGACAAGGGCAAGTTCGTTCTGGCTGTCGATGACATCGATGACCACCCGAAAGTCCGCGGCGTCATCACCGCGAACCGCGCCAACATCGCCAAGCGTGACGAATACAAAGGCAAGGTCGCCGAACTTGAAGCGAAGCTGGGCGAAATCCCGGAAGATTTCGACGCGGAGCAGTGGGCGACTCTGAAGTCCGGTGCCGATCCGGCGAAGAAGGACGAACAAATACAGTCGATGAAGCAGATTTACGAGGGCAAGATCGCCAATCTGCAAAAGTCGTATGACGAAAAGATCGCGGCGAAGGACGCCGAGTTGCAGGAGCGCGACGGCTACATCGATCAGTCACTCGTAGTCACCGGGCTCAAGGATCAACTGCTCGACGTCGGCGTCAATCCGGACCTGCTCGACGGCGCGTTGTCCAGCTTGCGACCGTCCGTTAAAGTTCAGCGCGACGACAAGGGCCATCGCAAAGCGGTGGTGGAAACCGATCTTGGCGAAATCGACATCGGCACATTCGTCAAGGATTGGGCCGGCTCGAAGGGCAAGGCTTACCTGCGCGCACCGACCGGCCCGGAGCCGAAAGGCAGCGGTCGCACGGTCAACGGATCGAAGACGATCGACCGGAAAGCATGGGATTCCATGTCACCCGCCGATCGTATGACGAAGGCGAAGGAAGGCTTCCAAGTCGTCGACGCCTCCTAACTGAAATTCCCGCTGTCGACGGCGGCGGGTTCCTGCGGGTCGATGGCCCACAACGAAGCGACTATCCCCTCAAGGCCATTTACTCAAAAGGAGTTTCACAATGGCGAACGTACTTACCGACTTGGCCGCCGACATCTATGTCGCCGCCGACATGGTCGGTCACGAACTGACTGGCGTTATCGCGGGCTCGACCATCAACGCGGGTTCGCAGAACGCCGCCGTCGGTCAGACCGTCCGTTCCTACTTCACGCGCTCGGCTGTCGTCGGCAATCTCACGCCCTCGATGACCATCCCGGAAGGCACCGACCAGACGGTCGACAACAAGACGCTGACCCTGACCAAGCAGCGCGGCGTGCCGATTCCGTGGACCGGCGAAGACATGAAGTATGTCAACGGTGGCAACGGCTTCAGCACGATCTATGGTGACCAGATCGCGCAGGCGATGCGCGCCATCTCGAACGAGATCGAAATCGATCTGGCGACCGAGGCGTATGTGAATGCGTCCCGTGCGATCGGTACGGCTGGCACCACGCCGTTCGCGTCCGACTTCAAGGACGTGGCGCGCGCGCGTCAAATTCTGGTCGACAACGGTATGCCCGTGACCGATGGTCGCGTGTCCCTGGTGCTGAACACCCTCGCCGGCACGAACCTGCGCAATCTCGCGCAGCTTCAGAAAGCCAACGAAGCGGGCGGCACGCAGCTTCTCCGTCAGGGTGTGCTGCTCGACCTGCAGGGCCTGATGCTCCGCGAGTCGGCCGGCATCCAGTCGCACACGCGCGGCACCGCGGCGGCGTCGCCGGACTACCTGGTGAACGCCACTTCGCCGACGACTCTGCCTGTCGGTACGACCGTGATTCCGGTGGACACCGGCACCGGCACGATCGTTGCGGGCGACGTCATCAGCTTCGCTTCGGACACCGTCAACAAATACGTCGTAACCGGCGCGCTGTCGGGCGGCAACGTGACCATCGGCGCCCCCGGTCTCCGCGCTGCGGTTGCCGACGGCGTCGCGGTCGAGGTCGAAGCAGCGTACACCGCCAACGTCGCGTTCCATCAGTCGGCGCTCGAACTCGCTATTCGCCCGCCGGCCTCGCCGGCCGGTGGTGACGCCGCCGTCGACGTCATGACCGTGCAGGATCCGTATTCGGGTCTTGTGTTCGAGGTCAGCGCCTACAAGGGCTTCAAGAAGGCGATGTTCTACGTCGCCGCGACTTGGGGCTTCAAGGCGTGGAAGCCCGAAGCGATCGCCGTTCTCCGCGGCTAATCGACGCGACGCAAACAGCCGGGGCATACGTGCCCCGGTCCTGCCTCATAAGACAAGGAGTCGAACGTGCCCAAGATGCACAACCCGGAGACCGGCAAGACGGCCGACGTCCACCCGAACGAAGTGGACAACTGGAAGGCTGTCGGCTGGCGTGAAGTGAAAGCAGCCCTGGCACCGTCACTCCCGCCGCCGCCCGCTCCTGCAAAGCCGCAACTCGGTTTGCCCGGAAAAGGCAAGTAACCAATGGCTGTCACCCTGATCGTCGAAGATGGCACCGGCAAAAACGACGCGAACGCGCTCGTTTCGCTGGCGGTACTCAAGGCATACTTTGACGACCGTGGGATCGGCTATTCCGCATACACGGACGACGTGCTCAACGGAGCCATCGTCCGCGCCAGTGCGTTCCTTGCCAATGCGTATTTGTGGCAGGGCATCAAGGTCAACCAGCGCGCGCAGACGATGCCGTTCCCGCGGACGGGCGTTTTCGATCGTGAAGGCTGGAACATTTTGCAGGACGAAATCCCGCGCGAAGTCATCGCGGCGTGCTGCGAATTGGCGTTGGTCGAGGCTGCGACCCCCGGCGCGCTCAATCCGACGGTCGTGATGGCGGACAAGGTCACGTCGGAACAGATCGGTCCCATTCGCATGGAATACGCGAACGCGCTGTCCGGCGCGGAATCATCGCGCCCGACGCTCACCATCGTATCGGATTTGATCGACCAATTTCTCGACACCGGCGCCGGCGACTTCACACTGTTGCGGGTGTAACGTCATGGCGCAATTCAACTACGCCCGCACCCGATCAACCGCCGAACGTCTGATCGAGCGGTTCGGTCAAACCGGCGCGCTGCGGCGCACGACGTCGGATAACGACCCGTTCAATCCAAGCCAGACGACCACGGATCACGATTGCGCGTTCGCGGTTTTGGATTACTCGAAAAGCGTGGTCGACGGGACGGTCATCCAACAGAATGACCAGATGGTCTATTTGTCGACGAAGGGGCTGACGATCGCGCCGGAAACGACCGACCGCCTTGTGGTGGGCGGCACCGCACTGACCATCGTATCGGTCAAGCCGCTGTCGCCGGCGGGGATGACCATCTTCTACGAGTTGCAGGTGCGGAAATGAGTCAAGTATCCGCAAAACTCCGGTGTGGAGACGGGATGTATTCGCATTGGTGTCCCGGCTGCGAGGAAATGCATTATATTCCGACGGACATGGACGATCGCCCACGATGGTCGTTCAACGGTAACGTCGACTCGCCCACGTTTAACCCAAGCGTCCGCATTCGCGGTAAACAGACGATCAAGGTCGACGGTAAGTGGACCGGCGAATGGGTGCGCGATGCGGCAGGAAACCCAATAGACGGGTGCTGTCACTATTTTCTACACGACGGCGTATTGAAATTCTGCACTGACACGACGCATCGGTTCGCAGGGCAGAACGTGCCTCTCCCTGATCTTCCTCGTGCTGGTGATTAATGCCAACCCGCACCGCACCGCCCGAGATCGAACGCCTTACCGCGGCATGGGAGCCGCGGATACGTGATGCGTTCCTTGAAGCGTTCGCGGCCGCCGCTACCCATATCGACATCGTCGCGCTTACGGCGCTGATTCAGGCAGGTAATATCGAGGGCGCACTCGCCGCCGTCGGCGTGTCGACCGCCGATTTTTCCGCGCTCGCGCTGACCCAAACCTCCGCGTTCAACGAAGGTGGTATGGCGCTCGCGCGCGCCGCGAGCCGTGCCACGTTCCGGTTGCTGTTCGACGTGCGCAACCCGCGCGCGGAACAGTGGATCCGGCAACGGTCGTCCACGCTCATTCAAGAGATCACCGACGACCAGCGCACGACCATCCGCAATTCACTGGAGGCTGGGTTGCGCACCGGTGAGAACCCACGCACCACGGCGTTGAATCTGGTCGGCCGGATCGACCCGCGCACCAAGCAACGCACCGGCGGCGTCATCGGGCTGCACTCGACGCAGGAAGAGTGGTTGCGGTCCTATAGCGCCGACTTGGCATCTGAAGACCCGACGCGCCTTAGAGCGCTGCTCCAGCGCGGTCTACGCGACAAGCGTTTCGATGTCACAGTGTTGAAGGCGATCAAAAACGGAACGGCCATTCCGCCCGAGATACAGGCGAAGATGCGCGCGGCATACGCGAACCGTGCCTTGAAGTGGCGCGCGGACAATATCGCGCGGACGGAAACCATTCGCTCTCTTGGGCAAGCGCAAACGGAGATGTGGCAACAGCAGATCGACCGCGGCAAGGTGGACGTGGACTTAATGGTTCGCCGATGGGTGACAGCAGGCGATGAACGGGTACGGCATACGCATCGCCTCATCCCCGGCATGAATAAAGACGG